TAGGAGCATCGCCACCGCCCATTGAAGCCCACAAACCGTCAGCAGAAGTCGCTCCTGTGCCGAAGACATTATTTATCAAGTTTTTTCTCAGCTGTGCTTCATAACCACCTGCCATTTCTTCACCCTGCATTAACGCTTCAACACCTGACTGATTTAAACCAGAGTACAGACCTAACATTGTTGTCGTTAAGTTGGCAGGAATAGTTGCTATATCACGACCTGTGCCTAGTACATCTAACAGTTGATTTTGAGGTCTATAAGCATCACTAAACATACCAGTACCAATATCAAAGGCTTGTTTTTGCTCACCCAGTACTTGTTCCCTAGCACCTAAGTTAGCCTTGAGCATAGCCTCTTGTTCTGCTTGTGCTTGTGCTAATAACTCTGGAGAAGAACCACCGTATGCCGCTGACTGTACACCCATACGTCCTTGAGACAACATACGCTCTTCTAAGGCTAAACGCTTACGTTGTTCTTCAGGACGTTGTATGGCTCTTAAATCCTCATACAAAGCCGCTTGTGCTTGTCTAGGGTCGGTTATTGCTTGACCGAACATACTCCCTGCGCCAGTAAACAACTGTGACTGTAGTGCTTGTTCTTCAGGACTAAGTGACATTGTAAAGCCACCTGTGGAGTCAGTTACTGCTTGACCGCCTGTGGTGGATGCTACAGTAAAAGGTTTGAACTCTGCTTTACTTTCAACATCTGTAGCTACGCCACTAAGTAAGTCATAACCAAGTTGACCTGCCGCTCGTGCCGCTTCTTCGGCTTCTTTACCTGTGTAATAACCACTTACAGTGTCTGCTAGGTTCTGACCAAAGCCTGTTAGGTCTTGACCAGAGCCTGTTGGGTTCGGACCGTTTGTTGGTAATGCGCTCATTAGAACGTACCTCCGTCAATAGTGAAAGTACCCGCTATAGTACCTGTTAAAGTTGTAATGCCTGTAATATTGAAGTTTACAGCAGTGCTTGTACCCGTTATTGTTGCATTCTGGCTGTTAGCTTTAGAATTTACAGCCGTTTTAATAGCATTAAATTCAGAATCAAATTCAGAACCCCTGATTAGTTTATTAGGGTTTCCTGTCGCAAGCCCGTCTTTTGAACTAAATCCTACCTGTCTTACATAGTTTGTCATTATTTTGCTCTCCCTAATAAAACTTGTACATCTATTCTTTGTATTGAGTAAGGACTACCGTCAATAGTTGCTTTAAGACCAATAGTAATTACTTTGCCGTTTCCAGAACCCTGTGTTGCGGGTGTTTGGACTAATAAACCTGAACTGTATTCTGAACCCACATAACCTGTTTCGTTTAAAGGTGCTGAATATTCTGAAGTAACATATCCCGATGTTTCAGTAGCAGTAAACTTACTAACCTCTCTAATAGCGGGGCTTGAAACACTTACAGTTTGTCCTATATCGTTGCCCTGAAAAAGAAGAAGACTGTCATTAGCCGTTGCGGTAAAAATATTAGAGTAACCGCCATTTGTTAAAGGACTGGTAGAAACAGAACCGTTTGAACCAGAAAGGTCATCACCTGTTTTTACTACAAGTCTTCCCCCCGTTCCGTCTGCGGGCGCGTTGTCTACAGTATATGTCAAAACATACTCAGTACCTGCTATTAAAAGATTATTGCTAGACGAGTCAATAAGAGTTTTGTAAACTCTGTCTGTTCCTGTTATGGATGCTGAGTTATTTTCATAATTTATTACGCCAGTGTCAGCCCAGCTTTGGGCAGTAAAAGCAGTAGGACACTTACTAAGAGGTACTGCGCTGAACTCTTTAGCAGTCGGTTCAGCATCTGGCGGCGAAAAGGGGCGAGATTTTACAGTACTGGGGTCGTAGTCATAGTACCAACTAAGAATTGAGTTTTCCCCTACATTACCAACTACAGATGTTTCAAATTTTTTCAAAAACTTTAAATTAGAAGGATTCCCAAAATCCATAGGATTGCTTTCATATTCTAAAAAATAAGTTGTTGCAATACCACTTAAATTAGTATCTGTATGTGTATCATAAATATAAAAACCACCCAGTCCTGAAATATATAAATTATTTTTACGGTCTAAACAAAAACCATAGGGTTTTAATTGTGACCAAGTAGTTGTTTTTGCAGAACCGTTGGGAAGACGCTGTTTCAAATCAAAGCAATATACAATGTCTTCATCAGGTATTGACAATAAATAAAAACCATCTTTAGGACTGTACACGGATTTTACATCGCCCGTGTTTCTGTCAAGAGACGCTAATAAATCATCACGTATGTTTGAGCTTAAATCTCCAATAGCTACTGATTTTTCTTGTATTGTGCGACCTAAACTACGTAAACCGTTAGCTGACAAAAATATAATATCAGAGCCTGTGTTTTGTACAGAATCTCTTTCGATACAACCTATACCTTCAATAACATCTTCAAGAATCATATTGGCAGGACTTTCTGCTCCTGAATAAATTACTATAGAGTGTCTTCCAAAAATTACTAAAAATCCGTTGTGTGCCGCCAGTGCAACAATTTCGTCATGTCCTGTGTTCCATACTGTTGTTAAGTCTAAAGAACCTGAAGTACCTCCAGACCATGCGTGACCGTTTAAAAGGTCGGAAAAATAAACCGTTGCTTTGCTTCCAGTCACATCAGCCGCCCAGACGCGCCCATAAGCCGCTATTGCTTCGTTAGCATAAGGAGCATTCCCAGTAGAGTGAGCGTGCGAAGAAAAAGGTTCTAACTGGTAAGTCCCTTCATTGTCATACCAAATTAAAGGCTCTTGGTCTCTACTGAAAAAGAAAGCATGGTCTTGAAGGCTAATTATTTTCCAATCAGAGGTTGTAATGGTGTGGTCGTTTGGAAAAGTACCTCCGCTTGCTATAGGGTTAGTTAAGTTGTGAGTCTCCCCTCCCAATACGTGAGAATAAACCTGATTGTTATGAGACAATAAAAAAATATCGTTCCCGTCTGGGTCAATAAACTCAAACGCGCTCACAACGGGAGCAAGCCCAGTAGTAGCGTCAATGCTATCTATTATTCTTGTTCCCTTTCTAGCCCCTATTCGACCAAATTTATCAATAACGCAGTTGTTTGCTTTCCGAGCAAAAGAAGTATCAATAGATGTTGGAGAGTCTTGGGTGTTTATGCCCCCAAAACCCGCCGCTTCGATAGATATTGTCTGTAGTTGTTGTGCCATTATACTGTATACCAGATAGTTTCAGAAGAAGAATGACGTGCCGCGTCTAAAGCAATAGCATCAGCTAAAGCAGAGTCAGCTATGTTAAACAATTCTTGAGAAGAACTACCGCCTGTTTCTCCTCGTTCTCTCGCGGCAAAGGCTACTGCATATTGAATAACGGGAGAAGAAGGCACTAAAATAGGATTAGCGTCCTGAGCCATTACATCTACTCGTGGCTGTACCACGTTAATATTTATATCATAAACACCATCAGGGGTAGGGTATAGACGAATATTAGGTTCGTCACTTGCCGATGTTCCGCTGAATGTTTGATAATAAGCAGGAGAGCCTGTTGTTGGATTCAAATCAAAATTATTAGACCAACCGTCCGATACTTGCCTTAAGAATGCTTTTTGTGTTTGGTTTGTAGCAGTTAGTATCTTAACTCTGCTAGAAGTGTCTGCTGAATTTGAACCTGTGTTTCTTAAATTATAAGTAGATTGGTCTGCCGTGGTAGAAAAAGAGATAGTTTCTCTTAGATAACTCCAGTCCCAAGCGTCCTCTACAAGCCTGTTAGAATCGTTAACAAACTCGCCAATCAGCTTGCTGTAGTCATTATCTGTAACCGAGGCTACTTCGTTTTCACGCAGTCTTCTTAGTACACTGTTTACTAGTTGTAAGTAAGTCATTATCCGTACCTTCTTCTGTTTGTTGGACTAAGCATTCTTTGTGTAGACTTAATCTCTGTATCAAATTTAAATAGTTCTTTACCAAATAAAGACTCTGTAGCCGTTCTTTGTTGTTGTTGTCCCTGACCGCCTAGCATACCTCCAAGTAAGTCGCCCCCTGCTTCCACCAAATCTCCTAAAGGACTATCAACAGCATCTATAATATCATCAATAGGGTCTATAATGTCTTGACCCACTTCCCCTACAGTTTGTAACACAGGGTCTACTACTTCTTCACCAAATGTATCTACGACATCATCAATAGGGTCTATAACCGTATCGTCAAAAGCACGTCCTGCGTCTAAGATGTCATCCTCAACATCCGATGTGAAGTCTGAAATAGGCTGTACAGCTTCTTCAACTACATCACCTACCGCCTTTACTCCTTCGTAAACAGGCTTGACTATAGGCTCTACAGCATTTCCTATTGCTGTTCCTGTCGCAACAACAGCGTCTCCTGCTTTTTCAAGCCACTCAGGAGTTTCAATTTCCCCTATTTGATTTCCAATGTCTGAAAGCACATCACCTACAGTATCACCAACACCTGCGACAATCGCATCACCTGCATTTTTCTTAAAGGACTCTTCAACTGATTTTCCCTCAAGACCGTCTAGTGTTGTGTCTACGATTATTTTTTGTTGAACCTCTGATAGCTTGTCTAGGGGAATACCTATATCATCAAAGGTTTGTAAAACATCATCAAAAGCAATATCAGAAACTTCGTTTCCCGCCCATGTCTTTGCCGCCGTTTTGATTACGTCTTCAAGGTCTCCTCCTGATGTGGCTACTTTACCTCCCTGAATAACAGGCGCGATGGGAGGGTAAAGTATAGACGCTACATCAAGAACAATGCCTATGTTTTTTTCAAAAGTAGACTGTTCGCGGTATACAGGTGCTATATAGCTAAACGCGCCTACCTGTCCAACCGTACCGTTTTCTTCTACTAAATTACCCGAAGGTATACGATTAAAAGCCGTTCCTGTATTAAAGTGAACGTCTCCTCCTTTAAAGGCTTCAAACTCTAAGTTTACGGCAGGGTCTTCTTTAAAATAACTTGCCGCTTTATTTCCTAGTTCTTCTCTTTGCGCTCCAATCATGTAATCACCCATGACTGCTTCTTGTAAAGCCAATGCTTTATATTCTTCGTGCTTTAAATCAAAACCGTTTTCGCTTTCAAATTTATGATTAGCGGCAAGGTCATCATAATTCTGTATATCCTCTAACGTATCAAAATTAGGAGCACCTTTATCTATAAGTTTTTGTATGCTTTGTTTTTCTTCATCCGTTGTAGCGTTTTCAAGACTTTTTTGAAGGCTTTGTACATAATAGCTGTCTGCGCTGTCTTTAGCGTTTTGAAAATCCGCAGGACGTGAATAATCAATTGTTCCATCTGTACGTGCAAGTCTTTGTTCAGCAGGACTTAGCCCAGAATAAGCCTCTCCATAATCAAAATCATAAATTAAATTTTTATACTGTTCTTGCTCACCGATATAAATATTAATATCTTGAGGTCCTGATGTTTCTCCTGATACGAAGTCTTCTTTTATTTCATCGTAAAGACGTTCGTCTCCTTTAGCCTGATTATCTTCATCAAAGTAACTTGTAAGTTTTAGAGAATCGTCTACCACTTCGTTGTCAAAAACGGAAAGGTCGCCCCCTCCAGAACTAGCCATTCCCGTGCGCTGTTCATTAAAATAAATCTCTTCTCTTTCTTTTTGAGAAGGCGTTGTTGCCATTCTTTCAGCAACTCTAATTGCTTCTTGTCTCTTTTCTTCTTTTATTTTTTCTTTTTCTTTTGCAATAGCCGTTAACTGCTCAGGCGTTTTATACGCTTCAACATTTTCTCTAATACCCGCAGGGCTATAGTTAAGTGAGCCTTGAGCCGCTTCTTGTAACACTTTTAATTCAGCGGCTTTCCTAGCTTCTTCCGCGTCTTTAGCCGCTTGTTGTTCAGGAGTTAAGAAAAACATACTCATTATTTATTCCTCTCTACGCCTTTGGCTTTTTCTATGGTACGCATAGCACCTAAGCCAAGCATACCCATAAGTACTGGCATCATGGTAGCCATATCTAGTACAGGGATTTCAATGGTAGAATCGGCAAGAGCAAGCGTAAAATTTGCCATCGGGATAAGAATGTACTGACTCGCAAGTCCAATACAACAAGTCCAACCAACAGCAGGTCTCCACCCCGACACAAATAAGCTCTTATGTGCCGCTTCTGTCTTATTAACTTCAAGTTGCGCTTTCGCAAGCTCCTGCGCGTGCTTTTCAGCCATTGTCGAAAGTTCAAACGCGATAGCATTCTTCTTGTCTTTATCCTCTATGAATTTGTCAAGTAGTCCTGTTACTGGTCCGATTAGTTGCTGTAACATAGTTTACCTCTGTAAGGGACTTGAGTTAAGGTAGTCCATACCCTTCCACAAATCCTCGACTTCTTTAGTTAATGTCTTGAACTTTACTTCTGTATCGCCAATGTCATTGATAATAATCTCTGCTGTAGCAACCGTGGCTTTCATAGCTTCAATATCGTTAGATAGCTTAGAAACGTCTGTATTTAATTCTAAGAGCTTTTCTTGCTGACTTAGTAGTGTCTCTAGCCTTGTGCCTAAAGTGGCTAGATTCTCACGTATGGGGCTTATATCGGGTATCTGCTGTGCTTCCACTGCTTCCAGTCTGCTGTACAAACTAGAGGCTGTCCATACGCCACCGCCTATGGTGCTACCAATACCAAGTACAATAGCAATCCACACGCCTTTAAACGATGTGTCACCTATCTTGAGTTCTGTACTTTCTAAACTCATAGTTCAACACATCCTGTACCGTACATAAAGCATGAGTAGCCTAAATGAGTCGGTCCTGTTTGAAAGAACTCTGACTCGCTACCTGCGGCTAATACATCAGTCTCTGTTACGTATAAGTCTAAGCCCATATTGTCATTACCATTAAGGTATACAGCCGTTAGGTTACGTGTAGTGTTGTAACCCATAGACACCCACTGTGCGTTAGCATCATAGAATATATTAGTCTGTTCCGCTGTAGTGTTAGCATTCTCAATTCCTTGCTCTAGGAATGCTACAGCTTCCTCTGAGTTAGCTACGGCTATGTAGGCTGACGCGTTGTTAGCGTGAGTCTCAATGTCATCCGTTGACTGGTTAAATGCGTCAACGTCTTTTTGTTCAATCTGTAGGACTTCTACGTTGTCCACTACAAATGTCTGCACTTCAGCTTCTTGGTCAGGAGTACTAGCTTCTTCTACTTTCTCCGCTACCTGTATTGCTGTGGACATATTTACAACAGCTTCAGTAAACGTATCAATAGCGTTGTCCATCAGTTCTAGCTCTTCTACAGCCTTGTTCTGTAATACAGCCTTAACGTCACCGTATGGCTGATAGTTAGTAGCAAAGTTAGTTAAGGCAGTGTTGTAGGCTTGTACCTGTGCTTCCTGTATGTGTGCTGTAGTAGACAAAGTGCCGTCAGATAAAGCGTCACCTTGATGTGCATACTCCATACCTGCGCCCACTAGGAGAATGCCAGTGTTAATCTGGTCAACTATAGCAGTGCTTGAGTCTAGTAGCGCGTCATATTCACTTGACTGAACTACGGAACTTAGCACTAACAGAGATAATAGTATCTTCTTCATCTGTGTCCTCTCCTCCTATGTTTAATACGTTATTGTACCAATCTTTAGTTTTCTTACTGTAGTCTGGTATGTAAGTCTCTGGTTGACGTTTCATGACTAACATAGCACGTTTACCTACAACTAGCTTACCGTTGTTTAATATGGGACAGGGTGTTCCTGATACGAACATTGCCTTCCATACTTCAGTGCTTTGACACATACGAGCTACTGCACTTACCTTCATACCTAAGTCAGCTAGTACCTTAGCGTCCCTACGTCTATTACATTCAGGGTCAACATCATAAGTACCGCTACTAAACCCTACGCCTACTGTCTGTAATGAACCACCTGTGCCCTTAAGGCAAGTGTCCATACCATTACTCATGTAACTAGGAGTGATTGCAGAACCTACTGGTATCTCGCTACTGCTTCCTGCTCCGTTATATGTATTACTTACCGAGTCATCTTGTGTATTGTTATTACTATTCGTAGTCGAGTCTTCACCATGATAAGTGTTAAGACTACCCTCTTGCGCGTTGTCTCCAAGTGCTACCCAAGACAACATCATTAATAGACAAAATAACTTTCTCACTTCTTATGTACAATCTTCTGTACTGTCTCTGATTCATAGATACGAATACCTAACCAGATAATAGTAAAGATACTAGCAACGGGAGGTAACCAAGCCGCTAGAGACATCACTCCTGTGGATGCCGCCAGTACGTCTACAGCTTCTTTTGCTTCGTTAGTCATGGTTATTTCCCTATGCGTTTTCTAAAGCTGTGACACGAGTTGTTAAGGCATCTATTGCTTCTTTCTGGTCTTGTATGGTTTTAAGCATAGGCACAATAAGTTTCTTATAATGTACACCTGCTAAATTATCTCCATTATAAAAAACTAACTCATCATTAATAGCCTCTACGTCTTCAGCAATTAGACCATATTCAAGTTCAGAGTTATATGTATCAGCGTATGCTTCTGTTTTAGTACCATCTTCGGCTCTGGTTGTTTCTAAGTCTCTATAGTTAAAAGAAACGGGGTCTAAGTTGTATACCCAAGATACATCTGTTAGGTCTGTAATGTTTGTTTTGCTTTCTCGTATAGAAGCTACATAACCGAGTTTGCCTGTGCTTTGAATATATAAATCACGAGTAGAGCCTGACACTGTATCATAGTAAACATCAGGAAAATATACTTCACCTGCGTCTTCAAAACGGGCAACTTCATTTCCATTAGCCCCGTTTCTTGTGTAAAAATACAAATTAGTATATGCCGCGCTTCCAGTAAAATATGTCGCTGATTTACACTGAATACTCCCTACGTCATCATACTGAATAGTACTACCTTGTCCTGCAAATTGTATTTTACCCATAATACCGCCCGTGCCTTGAACAGGCGTTGTGCTATCGAGTATCAGAGTCGGTACGCTTCTTGCAATAGTAAAATTTTCAGAGGAAGGATTGTTTACAAGCGCGAGGTCAACAACATTACTACTATTGTCTCCGATAAATATTTTCTTGTCAGCAATGTTTACAGCAAGTTCGCCCTGAGAAAGACTGCTAGGAGTAGCACTGGCTGTTGTACTGTTTTTAGTTTTAATTGTGGTTGTCATTTATATCACCAATTATACTTTAGTTAAAGAAGCAGACTCTAATGCTTCCTCTATTGAATCGTAGTAGCCGCTATGAAAAACAAATCCTTCTTCTTTTAAAGTTTCTACATCTGAATTTAAAAGATTGAAAGACGTAGACCAATACGTGTCAGTACCGTCTGTAGCTTCGACAGGAAAATAATCATCAAGATGAAAGCCTATGTATTTAGCATTGTCTCTTTCTTCGTTTAAGCGAGAGGTAGCGTTTGTTTTGTCACTTACTATTATATATTCCATACTATACTCCCACTTTGCCGTCAACAATGATAGACATCTGTGCTTCTTCTGTTGCAGTTAAAAGTCTTTCAACTAAAACTAATTGATATAAGCCACCCTTAAAGAAATTAGCAGGTGTGCTTGATATATCACTAGCGGCTATTTGTATGTCAGGAAGGTCTACGAAAAAAGAACCGCTTCCTAAATCACTAGTAGTACTATCTGAATGTCCTTGCGACCCTAAAGAAATAGTATTTGAATCCGCGCTAATATCAACCCCTGTAAACACGCTTGCTTTTATAGGAAACGAAAGAGCACCGCCCGCATCTGAAGTAACTGTGGTTGTGGTGGAAGACCCTCCTGCAAAATGTTTAAACTCGTTACTGTCTATGTATAAACGACTATTTGAGTTCGTAGCGACATTGCCGTTTTTTGTTATGTCAACAATACTTCTTTCCGTTGAACCATAATCAACAGCAACTCCCGCGATTAAACTAACTGAATCAACGAAATTACCATACGTATAGTCACCTGCTGAAGTGTCTAGTATACCGTATGCGTCAACAGACGCATCACCTTCAAAAGTTAAACAAAACACAGAACCTTCATTAGGCTGTGTTACATTGTACTTGTTTGTGGTTGTTTGGAAGGTTGTCCGAGAAGAGCCTACTTCAAGCTGAGGTGCTGATAATAAAAATTCTGAAGTTTCTCCATTAAAAGAAGTATAAGAACCAGAAGAGTCTAAACCAAAGAAAGCAACATTATTATTACCCATGTTTGATACTGTTGTTTTTAACAAATACCAACCGTTTCCTGCGTCTGTAACACTGCTTGAAGAATGATTAGCCGTTGTTCCTACTAAAGTAAATGTTCCTGCTGAAACATCAAAAAGTACTTGAAGTTGACCAAATAAGAACATTAAATCTGTTACAGGCTGTGTACCGTTGCCTGTAGGTTTAAAGTAAACACTTAAAGTATGACTTTCGTTATTGTCTGTATTTCGTGTACTAGCCAACCAAGAAAGAAATCCCCCTTCATCAGAAGCAGTCTTAAAAATTTTAAAACTATCTGCCGCTGTTTCAGGAGAAGTTGTACTGTCTGTAGTAGAACTGTTTTGGGATGCAAAATGAGTCCATCCTCTACCACCACCAGCACTAGACGGCGACTGTGTCAGCGTATTGCTGTCTGCAATCCTATTACGAAAACCTGATGTAGGATGTTTAGTGTATCTGGGATATGTTCCACCTGCTGACGAAAAAACTAAATTATTACTATTGCCTGATTTGTCATTAATACGTTTTACTAGTTGTGATGGAGTAGTAACTGCCGAAGTACCTCCCGTATCGGTAAACAATACTGAAGTGTCTGATATATCGTACCAGAAACCGTTTTCACCCGAACTAAATAAATTCAATATAGCAGGAACACCAGAGCCTCCCGAACCAGAGGTGTTTAGAGTTCCTAATTTGTTTATACCTAAGCCGTACATGGCTTACACCATTTCAGTGATGTATGCAGTACCGCCTGTACTTGCCGCTCTAAAAGAAATAGTATCGCCTGAATATACGTGTACATATTCAATAGCGTTCTGTGGTAAAAATACTGTAGAGGAACTAGCCGTTCCGTTGATTTCGTAGTACACAGCTTCTGTAGCTACGATACGTGCTACTCTAGCACTAGAAGATAAAGCGGAAGATGCTGTAGATGCACCTGTAGTTGCGGATACTGTAATTGTTGTTTCAGGACGTAGTACTTGAATTGGTTTTGAGTTTGCATCTACTGTTAATTTAGACATAATATTTTCCTATGTTAGGTATAGAAAGGCGTATAGCCCGTAAAAGATAAAAAAGGGGACTCCCGAAGGAATCCCCGTGTAACATTACGCATTAACCATTAGGTTAAACGCGGCATCGTCACGAAGTACAGCAGTGCCGTACAGAGTATCAGCAGTGTAAAGAGAACCTAAGTACTCTTGCTTATACTGAGTCTGTGAACGAACACCTTGTTGCTCTGCAAGAACCATAGCGTCCTTGTGGAATAACATAGCTTGTTTAATAGCCCCGCCTTCATCACTACTGCCCGCTGTGTTAGCATCGGCAGTTTCGATAACAGGACAGTTAGAAGAAACAAAGATGTCGATACCATACAAGTTACCGATTTGACCATTGTTTACAACTTTACCATCTACGAAGTCACTAGAAGAGTAACGGTCGATACCCATGATAGCGTTACGGATTGATGGTGGTACTACTAGACAACGATTGTCCATAGGTACGTCAGCATCATCCATTTTTTGAATTAACGCACGGAAACCTTCATCGGTAAATACGTCAGTAGGCAGAATGGTGTCATCCGTGTACTGAGTTAAACCAGTAGTTGCGTCAATGTAGTAAGAACCATCGCCTTCATAAGCGGCATTGTTAGTACCGAAAGATGCACCTAGAGCAAACAAGTCAGTATCTACTTGTTTAGCTAGAGCGTAACCTGCGTCACCAGTGTAGAACTGACGAAGTGAAGACAACGCTTGTGCTTCAGTAATATCTTCGATTAGACGTGAGTACTCGAAGTGCTTGTCTAGTGTGACTGTTACTTCTGTCTCAGTAGCCGCTTGTAAAGTTACTTGAGTGCTTGCCGCTTTAGCAGTGGCAACTCCACGGGTAGGCGCAGGAATGTGAATAGTATCACCTTTCTTACCCGTCATGGACATTTTTTTAACTAGCGGTGCTAGTACTAGATTAGATTGATATGCCGCAACAACCTCGTCACTCCAGATTTCTGGGATAAAAGTTTGTGCAGTTCCGTCAGCTACGCCTGAGCCTGTTACATGATTTGTTCCTAAACCCATTTTAATTTCTCCAAAATAATAATATTAGTTTCGTACCCTCCCGTCTTTATACGCTTGCATAATCTCATCTGATAGTGCTTGGTATCTGTCTGGGTCAGTACGCATTAGTTTAATAATGTCTGCGCGTCTGTAGACCTTCTTGGCTCTCTGTTCACCACTACCACGGGCATTACCTGTAGATGCGGATTTAACAGATTGCTTTCGTTGTTGTTTCTCATTAGCGGCAGTTTGAGTGACAACCTGTTGACGTTCTTTCCATAGGGAAAATAGTTCGTCAGCGGCATCTACGTCATACTGTTGGTCTGCCTGTGCAAAGAGCCGTGTCCTAATCTTCGAAGCCTTAATCCAATCAGCGAACTTAGCGTCCTGCAAGATTCCCTGCATCTCAGGGTGTTTGGTTTGCAGTGTAGCCATAGCCGTTGACTGTCGGTATTGGTTGCTGATGTTCTCAGCTTCCTTAATCTTCGGGTGATTATTAATTGCTCTTTCGACTGCCTTGTCGGGGTCAGAGAAAAAATCTACTTCTTCGTCAGCATTTGTTGCTTGTGTTTCAGTGTCGGTGAGTTGTGTCTGAATGTAGTCATCAACAACTTTGCGTAAGTCACCCACTTCAGAACTTTGTTTACCTAAGAGTTTTTCAGCCTCTTGGTGCATCCTTACTATCTCGGCTGTGCTCTTTCCTTGATACTTCTCAGGTACGTCTGCTTCAGGTTCTTCAAGAGTTGCCTCAACTTGAGGTTCTTGTTCTAGCGTTGTGTCAATGTCGTTCTCTTCTACGTCTTCTGGACGCTCATCTATTAGTCGTGCCATTATTAAACTCCGTGATTTATATCATTATGGAGGTGTATTAAATGTAAGGGTTCTATGGTCAAGAGTTGACCTTACGTTATAGTGTTACGCCTTGTTTTCGTTCGTGCTTTACTTGTGACTCTCTTTGTTTAGACCATCTACGGACTTCCTTCCAAGAGTTCTTTTCACGGTTAACTTTTACAGGTGTAACAATTTTTCTAGCCATTAGTTCACAATCAGGACAATCAACTTCTTCTACGTCCGAGGCTCTAAGAAACTCGTTGACGTGTCCGTTGTCGCATTGGAAGTCATACATTCGTCTCATGACTCTATCTCTTGCTCTTCTTGTTGTTCTTTGGCTGATTCTATCTGTGCTTCTAAATTTAGTATATTAGCCATGACTACAAGTTGTCCCTTACGAAAGTTAAGGTCTTTGTCGTCTTTACAGGCTTCTACGGAGTTGACCTGCTCTGCACTTCCTTTGATGTCTTCTAATAAGTTCTTCCAACCGTCTAAACGGAACATCTCTTCAAAGGAACGATAGTACTTCTCAAGTTCTACATCAGTCATCTACTGTTTCTCCTTAATGGACAGCATTAATTAATAATTTAAATAACATACTTAATGTATATTATAGTAATATTATACCATAGTTTACTAAGAAAGTCAAGCTATTTCTTAGGTTTTTTCTTAGGTTTCTTCTTTGGTGGTCTTCCAACCGTACTTCCGTATGTTCCTGTACCTCTAGGCATAGTTATCTCCTCGTTACCATTTAACTTTATCAGCCCAATAAGCCGCAGACATCTTACCCTTAGCAATGTTCTTAGCGTGTCTAGACTTAAAGGACTTGCGTTTAGCTTTCATCTTAGCGGACTCACCTGCTTTAGGTTTGCCCGCTGTGCTTGCACCCTGCTCACCAAAGCGTATGGTCTTAATCTTGTCACCTTCCTTAGCCACTACCACATGAGACTTCTTGGCATGACTAGGTGTACGCTTTGGTTTGTTAAAGCCAGAGACTCCTGCCCTAGCTAGTCTTGGGTCTTTTTTTACTGGCATTAGATTTCTCCTTGCGGGATTCCTTGAGGACGCGGAGGTCTGCTTCCAATGCCGCTAACTTCTGGTCTTGGCTCTGGAATGCCTTGTTCACCTGCTCCAATGCCTCGTTGAATTGACGAGTTGTTATCATTTGCTTTTCCTTGTTGGGTTTCTTTAACAGCTACTTCACGTTCCTTTAGTAACTGCTCTGATATTTTAAGACGCTTCTGGAACTCTTTGTCGTCCGCATCGCCTGACTTAAGGTTAGCCGTAACAGCCTTGATACGGTCAATCTCAAGCTCCTGTGGTACAACACTAGCCTCTGCCGCAAGTTTCTGCGCTCTAGCCTGTGACTCAAACGCTTGACCTTGTAGTGCCGCAGTCTGTGACTTCTGGAACTCCATTTGTGCTTGTTGCATAGCTTGTTGTGCTTGCTGTGCTTCTGGGTTAGGCTGATTAGCTTGTTGCAACGAAGAGATAAGTTCTTCACGGTTAGACAAGTTCATGTTATCAATGATTGACATAATCAACTGTGAGTACATTGGGTTGTCTTGTTGCATAGTCTGTAGTAACTGTACAAGCTGTGTAACCTCATACTCACGAGCAATGATACCTAGACTGCTAGAAGTATGGAACTTGTAGTCCGCTACAGGATAACGCTCAGGGTTAAACTGCATATAACGGTGTGCGGCTTTAGTTACGAATGGAATAAGGAATGATTCTTGGAAGTTAATCAATGTACGCTTATGACGCTTGATGATAGCACCGAGGCTCATAGAGATGCCTGAAGCTGTAGACTGACCGTTGATAGAGCCAGAGATACCCGCAGAGTCAATAGCACCTGTGGCTGTCTGTACCATCTTTTGTAGTTCAGCGGCTTGTCCGAAGGTAACTTGACTAACATTACCAAAGTTTAATGGCTGTAGGACTTCAGAAGGGTTGCCGTTGGTTAGGATAGTCTTACCTGCACGTACCTCTGCTTTAGCACCTCTAGGCATACGTGTAGCATCAATAGCCATCATTGGGTGGATAGTAAGTGCTAAGGCATCAATTCTAGCGCGTAGTTCTGCGTCTAACGCCTTTTGAGAGTTATACCCTTTCTCACATACTCCTCGACCCCAGAAACGGCTAGGAACGACATCCCATGGGAATGCAACGACTGGTCTGTCGCCCATCATGTACGGGTTCTCTTCAGCCTTAAGTAAAGTACCGTCATTAGCAATAACAACGATAGCCTCTACGTAGTATGAATCACTCTCTTCATTAGCGACTAGTTCTTCTACTTCTGCGTCTTCTTCTAATTCTTCTTGTGCCGCTTTTAATAAATGACGAGGTACTAAACCATAGTACTTAGTTAGACGTACTTTATCATCTTCAAATACTGCTAAGTCTTTATCTGGTTCAATGTCAAAGTCTGATGGTGCGTCACCTACGTATACGTCACGATAGACTCCCGATTCCTGTAGTTGCTCTACAGAGTGCATGGGGACAAACTCATCTACTGCACAACCCAATGCTTCCTCAATGGAAGTAGCTAGTGGGTCAATAAGGAAGTTCTGAGGCATTACTGGTCGTAACTTTACGCAAGTCTTATCTACGATGTTGACACCAACTGCTGTTAAGTCTCCGCCCATTACAGGTTGTGTTGCAGGTTGAAACTCTTTCTCTTCTTCTAATACTACTTCAGCAATACCTGTACCGAATACTGCCGCGTTGATAAGGCACTCAGCTACGCTCTTACGGACTTTATTCTTTTTAAAGTCTTTGTACAGGACTTCACGTAACATCGCTATATCACGCTTCTCGTTGTCCGTTACGTCATCCTCAATGTCAAACCACTTGCCACGACCAAAGGTAGCTTCCTCTAGTTCCGCAACGGATGACTCAACTGCTTGCTGTAGCGCAGGGGAGATAATACGTGAGCGTTCCGAATCTCTAGTCTTGTCCTCTGCCGCCCACTGACCACGCCATAGGCGATAGTACTCATCAAACTTCTGTGAGTAGTTGGATTCGTAGTGATTACGCCAACCTTGACATTTATCAATGACCCAATCCTCTAGGCTTTGCTCGAGTGTAAATTCTTCCTTATCTTCTAGTAACATATTAGTACCCTGCGTAAGTATCTAAAAATTCAAATTCTTCTTCCACATAGTCCGAGGTGTAGGCTATGTTAGCCAACTGGTCTATGTAAGCGAGTGAGTCAATCAAGTCATCATGTACGTGGTGATTAGGGAATTGGAATAGTTCATCTAGGAACTCTGTATTCCAAGCACCTTTGTTAAGTGTAATCTTACCGTGTTCAAACCTGCCTTGCAAAGCCCACACGATTCTATCTATCTTCTTTTTGTTACCGTGAGTCAGTTCCTCAATACGGAAGAACCTATCATTAGCCTTCATTAAGTCTGAGATGTATGGAAGTACGGCGTTCTTTAACGCTCCTTTCTCAATCCCGACAGATACTGGACGATAGTCTCGTACAGCTTCAAAGATTTTACGTGCAGTTTCTTCCACACCCCAACGACCATGAATGATGTCAGCAACGTACCAACCTTCTTCATTTGCTTTAACAACCGAGATAGCCGTTTGGTCAAGTCGTTTAGTTTTAGTTGTAACTTTTGCCACATCAGCAAACCCCGCCAAATCGACAGCAATATAATACTGACCACTAGTGGGTTCTTCTTCAGAAAATTTAACATAGTCTTCTTTAAATAATTCACTGCCCTGCGCCTCGAATGATGCCATGAACTCCTGACGGAAACTAAATGCAGACATAGACTTCTTAGCCGCTTCAATCTCTTCAGGGTCTAGTAGTGGATTATCGTAGCTTGTAAAGTGATAGCCTACAAAGGTCTCGTCCTCTGCTACACAAGCATAGTTATATAAGTCATAGAAGTGATTACGTCCCATTGGCGTACCAATGAACAGTGCATCTCCCTTCTGGTCAGCTAGTGCAGGTCTAAGGATTTGCTCCCAGACCTCTGGCTTCATATCCGCATACTCATCCATAACAAGGAACTTAAGACTGACACCACGCATGGTTTCTGGTCTATCTGCACCCTTGAGTGCTATGGTTGCCCCGTTGACTAGCTTTATTTGTAAGTTATTAACGTGACTAGAGGCTATGACGGGATTACCTATCTCCATCAATACCTGCCACATAATGTCCCTAGCCTGACCCTGTGTGGGTGCAACGTAGAAGACATGACCCTTATCAGACTGTAAAGCCCTGATGATTAACATCCATGCGGCTAGACGGGACTTGCCTGTACGTCTACCTGCGGCTATGACCTTGAATCTAGTTGTGTCCTCAAAGACTTCCTGTTGCCATGGT